CCATTTTCCGTCTGTGATTTCCTCGGTCACCACCAAACGTAGCGATTTCGCCAGCGGGTTGATGTTGAGTTGTTCAGCGGCCAGAACCGGGGCAAGAAATTGCTCCGCCTCGGTTTCGCGCTCAGGGCCCACGATCAGAACTGCCGGGGCGTTCTGCTTGATCGACCGGCCATCCTTCATCTTGTGCGTGCGCAGCGCCTTGCGGCCCTCTGCCACGTTGGCAGTGTTGATAGCGCCAGCCGCCCCAGTGTTTTTGTGATCGCCGTGGAACACGCCCTTACCATCCGAAAGTTTGGGGTTGCTCAGCAGCATCGCCCAAAAGGTTTCTTCCTCGAATTCAGGCACAACAGCAGCAGCGTTCAAGAGGACCTCAGCAACACCGCCCATTTGATCATTGACCATGAGTTGACGGGTCACGGCAATGCCGGTCGCATAGGATGCCAGCGCAAGGCTTTCCTTGCTTTCGCCAAAGGTGCCAAACTTGATCTCACCGCTTTCACCGATCTTTTTCAAAGTCGGGAAATTGTCAGGGCGCACAATGTCATGAGCACGGAAATCGTTGAATTTCATTTCACGCGAGAATGCGCCGAAAGTTGGGTCAACCATTTCATACGCGCTTTCGATCACGGTATTGAAAGCATTGCTCAGGATGAGCGGGAAATCGGATGTCGAATGCCCGGCATTCATCAGCACGTCAGCCTTGGCCCCAATGCTACGCGGGCGAGCCGCGCCAGTGAGGTCAACCGCCATTTCAACAAAGCCCATATCCATGAAGGGATGGGCGCGCTCATCCGTTGGATCTCGGCCAAGCATCTGAGCAACAGCAGCGGCGGCCATACCAACGCGCTTATGTTCCGCCTCATCGGTGATCACGAGGGTGCGTTGCGTGCGCGGCTGAGAGGCAGCAGCCGCCGCCATGATCACGCGGTTTGCCTCATCAAGAGAGGTGCCATCATCACACATGCGGTCAACCTCGGCTTGGCCAACATGCGCCATGAACGGGGCAGCGGCCTCGCGGATACCCTTGACGCGGGCACGATCAGCGGCAACCGCCTCAGCGGCGCTCATGACCGGCGCAGCGGCAGGGGCCTGCATCACCGCCGTGGCGGCAGGGGTTGCAACCGGCGCAGCGGCAAGGGCGGCAGCGGCAGGGACAACAGCGGCGGGTGTTTGGGTTTTGTCTTTAGACATCGTTTCACCTTTTCGGGCTTCATTGGCCTCTTGGCCGGGGTTTTGGCTTTCGCCGGTTTCAAGGCCCGCCTGAGCATTGGCCTCAAATTTCATTTGCGCCTCAGCGGCGCGGCTCATCGCGGCACCAGCCGCAACAAGGGCAGCGGCCCGGCTCATCGCCGGATCACTCGCATTCTGGACAGGTTGCGCGGTCACGGCATCGGCAAAGCCCGCATCAACCGCCGCCGGGGCGGTCAGCATAGTTTCTGCGCGCATGATCTCGCGCGCTGCATCGGGCGTGATCCCGGCGCGCGCGGCATAGACCCCCGCATAGGCTCCGGCCATCACGTCCAGCTCTGCCGCCGCAGCGGTCAGCGCTGCGGGGTTGCCGCCAGCGAAGGTTGAGGGATCATGAATCAGCATCAGAGAGCCCGCTGACATCTCAATATGATCGGCTGACATGATCATCAGTGATGCCGCCGAATGGGCATTGCCAGTCACCTTTACCGTGACCTTGCCGGGGTGCGCCTCAAGTGCCGCGCGGATCGCTTCACCCTCTGAGGGTGAGCCACCATCACAATTGACGATCAGCGTCACATCGCTTTGCATTTGCGCAAGCGCGTCAATCACCATTTCAGACGAAAAAAGGCCCGTATCCTCAGGCCAAATCCAGCTATCTTTGACAATGGTGCCGAAAAGCCGGATTTCACCGGCCTTGATCAGATCACTCATGCGCTTTTTCCTTTTTTCGTTTCAATGTCCGCTTTTGGTTCATCCGGGGCAGACGGTTGCCGGGCAGCATCCTCAGCGCGTTCGCGCGCGATTGTTTCCGGGTCCAACCCCATCGCACGTTGCTCGCGTGACAAGCTCGAAAGCCCGGCCTCAACCTTTTTGATGATCGCTGGGATTTCCTTTGTTGGATCAATCAAGGCGCGCCGCTGAGCGGTCCAAGCCATTTGCAGCGGGCCAACCCGCTTGCTTGCCCTGAGCCGGTATGCGTCCAGCGCCCAACGCCCGACACCCGCGCAGAATTGCGCGATCAGGATTTGTTCCTGCCATGTCTCGATATTCTTATCCATTTCCAGCCGTCCGCCGCGCATGGATGAGAAATTGACGCGGCTCAAATCGCCGCTGAGGCTTTCGCCGGTGATCCCGATGCCCATTGCCACAGCCCACAGGCCAAGCCGCATGACAACATCATAATCATCAACCTTGGGCGGGTTGGTGAATGTCACCTTTTGCCCCGCCTCAGTATAGACCAAAGCCCCCGGCGCGAGCGCGTCAAGCCCGCTTGCACCCTCGGGCACGCCCTCATCACCGCTTTCCACAACACCAGCCAAAAGCGCGCTGATCTTTTGCTTGAGGATTTGTGCCTCTTGATAGTCGCGCATTTCCGTGAGCGTGAGCATCACCGCGCAAGCCAAGGCACGCCGCGCATCTGACCGGGCCGGTCAATCCGGCGAATATGCAGGACATCGCCCGCTGGGACGCGCTTGCTTTTCATGTTGCGTTTGCGCGAGGCTGAGCCGGGGTGTTGCTCGAAAATCCAGTAAGCGACAACAATGCCGCTCACATGATCATATTCGATCCCGTCGATCACCTCATTTTCACCGTTGCTTTGCACCGTGCTATCAAGGTGATCAATCTCAAGGATTTCGACAGCAAGCGGCAGCGTTGCGTTGACATCATCGCGCGTGCGCCTGAGCGCCAACACCTCGCCGCTTTCAAAAAGGCTATTGGCAACCACGCTTTGCATCGTGGCAAAATTCATCGCCCGGTGCGCGTCGATCTCAGTTGATTGCAGGAACGGCAACACCACCTTTGCAGCGGCCTCAGCCGCCGCCTTGTTGCCGCCAGTGATGGATGGCGCGATGCCCGCACCAACCATGTTGTTTGTCACCACCGATTGCGCGCGCTTGGCAAAGGGCGCGTTGCGGATCAGATCACGCGCGCGGTTGCGCAGGACGCGGCGCGAGCCAAGCGATGAGGCATCCGCATCCGTGGCCGGGCCCCGGATGCCCTTGACGCGGCGACCCATGCCGCCTGCGTCATAATTCATCAAGATATTGGCCTTGGCCTTGGCTTGGATGCGCCCAAGACCGCGCACCGGCGACACCGCAAGGATGGCGCGATCAAGCATTGAGGCGTTTTTAAAGTGCATCATCCGATCAAACCCCGCGATCTGTTTGAGGATAGCGCACCGGGAAAGCGGGACGCACCGATGAGGCGGCAAGATCGGCCTCAATGAGCCGCTTGATCTTGAGCAATTCGGGCAAGGCGCGGTATTGCACCATTTCGCCCGCGATCATCGCTTGGCTGAGCCCACCGCTGATAAGCTGTTTGATGTTCGCAAGATCTTGCGAGGTGTAAGAGGCCATTGCGATCACTCCAAATAAGACATGCGCCGGGCGGGCTTTCGCACCCGCGCGGCTGGGGGCGGTGCGCTGTCAGGGGCCGCGCCCGCATTGAGCGCCACCGCGTTGGGGTTTGACAAACCGCCAAGCGCCCAAGGTTTCGGCTTGGCCGGGTCCAGTTTTAAAACGCCTTTATGCTCAGCGATGGCTTGGGCATACCCACTCAGGTCGATGCTTTCGTTGCGCGGCATGTTGGGCCGCTTGACCCAGCCCTTGTCACCGCGTTTTTCCGCAGTGAATTCCTTGAGCCGATCATCTGGCATCCACGCCCCAAGGATCAGCGACCCCGGCCCGCCATCCGTGCGCCCAAGCGCGGCAAAGGTCGTGTCTTTGTGCTTGTCGGTTGCGATGTTCAAAAGCTTGATGTCGCGCGCCTTGCCGCCATCGCTTGCACGTGTGGGCGCGCGGTACCATTGCCGCCCCTCAACCCGGAAGCCGCCATGCCCCCGGATCATAAACCACTTAGACGCAGCGCCCTCTTTGCGCCGCGCCTGCCAGAAGGCCGTCGCGCGATCCGAAACACCGGCCTTGCCGTGAAAGTCGCACCCCATAGCCATCGGACGCAGGCCGTAAGCTTGGCCTTCAACCGGATAGACCGTTTGCATCAGACCCAACAGAACATCCCAATCCTCAAGATAGGTATGCGGCTCAAGCAGGCGATCCGGCCCGCCCGGCGCACCCTCGGGCACGTCCTTGATCGGGAACCGATCAATGATCGCGCGCCGCCCATCAACGCCAAAAGCCGTCGCTTGAACGTCAAAATAGTGTTGCTGCACATCCGCAGTTAGGATCACAAATCGCGCCCATTCCGGGGCAATCCCTTGCGTCATCGGCTTGGTAGAAGCGCGCAGATCTTCAAGCGTCAGCGCGCCCTCATCGCTCAGGGCACGGGGCAAATAGGGCAAGCCCTGATCGGTGTTGATCGTCACCTGCAGCGGGCTTTCATCGCCCCCGGCTTTGAATGACCTGAGCGCCGTTTCATACTTGCTGACCAGACGCGCCCATGATGCAAAGGTCGCAGCCGCTCCGTTGAGCCAATAGCTCACGCGTTCCGACTTGAGCACCTCACCACTTTCAATCCGAGCAAGCCCGCCATCCGCCGTTTCATGCAACCAATAGCCCAAGCGGTTCAGGCCAACCTTTTCTTTATGCTCGATCACGCAGCCATTGTGCGGGCAAATCATCACTGCCGATGCCCCTGCCTCTGCCGGGCTCAGAGTCTTGTCATAGCTCAGCCGATCAAAGCGCGGCTCGAAGGCCTCGCCGCAATGCGGGCAACCCCAATACCAGCGTGCGCGCGTGCCGCCATTATAAAGATCTAGGATGCCACCCGCGACGGGCGGAGCCTCATGCGGCGTTTCGGCCTTCCAACCCGGTTCGGTGATTATGTGGCCAGGTGACGCTTCGGCCACCGTCATCCCGCGCGATCCCAACGTTTCTGTCCGCTTGGCCCCCATCGAAAAGGGCGAGCCCTCTCTACCAATGGTGAGCGCCATACGATCCAGATCGGTGAACAGCACGGTGCGCGTTGTCTTGCCGCTCAGAAACGGCTTGGTCGGTGGGCCGATGCTGATCTTGGCCCCACCGATGAATTTCTTGCTCAGAATATTACGATCAGATCGGCCACGCCCTTGCCGCTTGGCAATCTCAGGGCTGTTTTCGATCATCGGCATCAATTCCTCGTCCACCCATGCTTCAGCCGTGGCTTCGGTCATATGGACGATCTGGCAAACGCCCGGATCACAAATCACCAGATGAGAAACCGTTGACATCAGCATGACTGTTTTGCCCGCCCGAGCAGGGCCCGCAAAGATAACCTCACGATACCGCCGGGAGATTGTCATATCCGCAGGCTCGATCATGTAGGGCGTCACGCCCCGATCAAAGCTGGCCCATCGCCCGTTGGCATTGACCTTCATGTATGCCTCAGCCGCATCCACCACGCCCATACGGGTGGCCGGGCT